AGCGAGGAATTCAGCGTTATCGTGTTGCTTTCAAGTGCGGTTGAACTCACTGCAACTGTAGGGGCTATGCTTTCTTTTGTGTTATCAAGAAAAGCCATCTCACAGGTGTTATGAGCCAGTTTAAACGGTAATCCAAGTTTAGAGCCAAAGCCTATCGCCGTTGTTGCGCCTGTATCGTCATGTGCTGGTACTGTGATTTTTGTTACAGTTTTAAATGCTTTGCTGCCAGTTACCGAGCCTGCTGTGTTTACTGTAAAAGCCGGTAAAGTTTCCGTAATAGCATCTCCGTTAGAGTTTGTGCCCTCAACAACAATTTCAATAGCCCCTATATCGGCTGCCGTGCCGCCTGCTGTCGCCGTAATATTGCGTGGTATTGCTGGATTAGTAATTTCCGTTGTAATTTCCTGCTCTTCACCTGTATCAGTTATGGCGGCATGTATGCCGTCTGTATCAGCCGCAACTGCGTTCGTCGCGGATACCTCAAAATGTGCTATAAATCCGCAATCAATTCCGGCCCCATTTATATCTGTGTCAAGATTAAATTCTTTCCTTTTAAATGGTGCATTAGCCATATTATTACCTCCAATTTAATAATTTAGGGCGGCATTTAGCCGCCCTACAATTTATGCTTTTGTCATTTTAACAAATGCAGCTGAAAGCGCCGGTTTCGCGTCGAGGTACATTGTACCGCGATAATAGCGGGAAGTCGTAGTAAACCCTGCTGCGTCATTTGCTTCTATTGTTGGGTTCTGATTAATATTCATGTAATAGTAGCTCGGGTTGAAAAGCAAGATAGTATCATCGGGCATGTAGTAATCTACTACCATTGGGAATCCAAGTGGGTTAGAGATAAGCCCGGTAATCGGGTTCTGTGTAAAGAGCGGCTGTGAAACGGAAGTCTTGATTTTATAAATCTGTGCTTCCATTGCGGCATTTACAACCCATGTTGCGCTTGAGCGATACAGACCAAGCAACTTTTTAGCGTCTACAAGATCATCATATCCAAGCGTAGTTGTATAGGTTTTGGAATTAGTCGCGTCGAATGTTACGCCTGTGAAAATGCCTGTTGGCTGGCTGTAGCTTGCGCCTGTGCCGTTAAGGATTGCATTTTCAACGGCGATAGCAAGCTGGTCTGAAATAGCCGAAACAATGTATGTTTCAAGTGCATCGATAGACATTAAAATAAGTTGGCCTTTAACTTTTGCGAATTTAGACAGTGCATAGGCACTAAGTGACACGCTGGAAAGAGTATCGTCATTATCCGGCGACGGTGCTTCATCGCTCCATAGGGCGGCTGTCTGCGCATTTGCAACAGGGAGCACAACGTTACCGGGAATCTGTGTTTTGTTGATAAGCCCAAACAGCGCGGAAGTCTGTGTCATGCGCTTGAGAATCATATCATAGGTTGTAGTTGGTACTGCTGCCCCGCCGGAATCCGCTGCTGTAGTCAGTGCGCGTTTTTCAACGTCTGTAAAGTCTTTGCGCCCGGCAAGTGTCTTAAAATATCCCGAGCGGTATTCAGACATCTTAAAAAGTTCGGACCGCATTTGTGCTTTCTCTGTTTCGCTTCCCATTGGCATCTTCAGAACATCGTCAATGCTGCGTTTGTCAGATTTTGCAGTAACATTTCCAGTCTGATATGTAGCAAGCGGGTTAAACTGTGTGCCGGTTGACGCTTTTTTGCGCTGTTCTGCTTCAATTTCCTTATTCCGTTTTTCAAGCGCGGCTGTATCGTTCGGGTCAATAGTATCGTCCGGCATTCCTGCCAAAATAGAGCGGTAATCCGCAATATCGGATTTAAGTGCGTCAGCTTCTTTATATGCAGAGCGCATTTCTTCAACTGTACCGGCTTTTTCGATTTTGGCTTTTATATCAGCCATCCTTTTTTCTTTTTCAGCGATTTTCGCTTCAAGTTCTTTTTTAGTCATAATAAAACTCCTTTACAAATTTAAGAGCAGTTCATATTTCAAACGCTCTAATTCAATATTGTCGTTATTCTGCGAACGCTCGTTTTCTGGCTCTCCAGCTTTCGCCCGTGCGCTCACCAGCGCATTTTTGGCACTATCCAGTACCTTTTGGCTCCGTGCGTTTATATCTGTCCCGTCATAAGCCGGGAATGATACTGCTGATACTTCATAGACCTTATTTATAGCGCTAATAGTGCGGTGCGGGTGGTCTGTATCCATTCCAACCCATTCATCATCGGCAATCTCAAAAATAAATGACATGCCGTTTATGTCGCCACGTTTTATAGCACTATATAATGCTTTTGCCTGTGGGTTATTATCTAAATCAATCTTTGCCCGCATTGCAAGCCCCACCTCATCAACTGATAATTGTAATGTGGAATTTGCATTGTTGTTTCTACTGCGGGCAAGTGGTATTCTCGACAAATCATGATTTACGCTAAAAAGCACATCGGTAAAATCTGTTTTATCGAATGCCCCTCGTGCAATAGTTTCCTCAAAAGGTCCTATATCTGTTGTTTGCCCATAAACTGCTGCGTGTCCTTCAACAGTGCTTCCCTCATCGTTGGCTTTTAAATCGGGCATAGAAAAAGCCCTCACTTCATGAGAACTTAATATTTTGCTCCGGCTCTTTAGTTCTGCCGGTTCTATATCTGCGTCTTTTAAATGTTTCGCAAGATGGTTGTATATTCCTTTCCGGTCTGCGTCTGGTATATCTGCGCCGCCCATTGCACCGTTGAGTACACCAATTCCAGACTGGCATGCTTTTATATTGGCATCTCCAATATTGCCGTCAGAATCAACCTCATTATGTATAAATTTATAAGCCGCTTTTGTGGTATCGTCTGCGTCGGGGTCACGCCAAGCATAACATTTTTCGTAATAGGCTCTGTCCTGCCCGGATTTTAAATTTTTTTCATTTTTTGAAGCGTCCCATGTCTTATCCGACATCGGGAATTTTTGATATTTAATTGCCGGCATTTTTTGTACCTCCATTCTGATTAGTAACAGGTGTTTACATAAAAGAAGAGAACGCATTAAGCATTCTCTTCCTCTTTTAATTGTTTTATATAATTATCATAATACATCCATTTTAACGGTTCTCCTGTACTTCGCTGCTTCCCGGAATATTTATGTTCGCCTCTGCAGCATTGGGTTAACGCAGACAATGAAAGATTATATGCTTTTGCTGCTTCTCCAGCAAATTGAAAAATTTCGTTTGTTGTTATGCAAATTACTTTTTTCGCATGCCAATGATTTGCGCCTCTATTTGCTTCGCTCATTTTTTCGCGCGCTTTCTTGCTATGTGTTCTTCCATACATTCCATTGCGTTCCCCCTTGTGCGCTTCTTGCATTTTTCCCGATATCCTTCCTTTTTCCATAAGGATTTTGACATTTCACAATGATTTTTTCTGTATTCTTCATTCACCCAAAATCTTTTACTTGCTTCTCTGAGCTTTTTCAAAGTATCTGTTGATGGAGATTTTCCATACATCGGATTTTTATCTCCCACAAACTTTCCTTTAAGAGATTGCGCAATTTTTATTTTAGCTTCTTCTGAAATAGTTTTCCCAATATGGGCGTTGCTAATTTTCTTTCGAGTCTCTTTAGATTCTTTGTGCCCTAAAAGCGCTTCGCTATGACGCTTTTTTGTTTCATTTGACAAATGTGCTCCAGAATCTCCGCCAGATGTTAAATTATAGCCATGCTTTGTTTCCGTTGTATGAAAAATTAAAATCAGTTCCCGCTCTTTCGCCTTTGCTGCTTCGGAGTTTAATCCACTGAATAAAACTTCGTGCTTAAACCCTCCCCACCCATATTTTTTAATAGCCGCTTCAAATGCCGTGCAATTTTTATACCCATTTCCGCGCTTCCACCTCTGTTCAACTGGTTGGCATGTTATTCCTATATATTTTTTACCGTTTATTTTATTTGTGTGTGCATAGACTTTAAAATCATTCTGATTTGCCAACATTATCACCTCTGTAATAATGATACCATAATGATACCATGTTGTCAACATTAATTTCACATGTTGACACCTCCAAAAATAACTGATATTATAGTATTGAGGTGATAGGGATGAACAGCATTTCCGCGTCAAACACAAGAACAAATATTACAATAC